AGATTAGATTCACTAGAAAGCCAGCTGGATAAAGGCAAGGGGCTATTTGTAGGAGTTCTTCTTGTAGCAAGTGGAGCTGGTGCAGCAATATCAACATTAATGAATAAGTGGTTTTAGAAAATGGCAAGATTACCTAATTTACCGATGAGAAGAAGATTACAAGAAGGGGGTGCTACTACACCAGACCTTCCTGCAGAAACTGGAGGGGCTGGTGCTTTTCCAATGGAAGAGAGTATTACTGGTTCAGACGAGTTGCAAGGAAATTTTACAACTCCATCTAAACAAAAAATAGGATTAACAGAAGGAGAAAAAGTAACTCCAACAAATCTTACTTCTGGTGATAATGAGTTTTTAACAACAACTGGAACCGATTTAGGAACTGCTCCTACAACAACTTTTAGTAAAGCAGCTGAAACAGATTTAACAGTAACTCAACCTACAGTAGAAGCTGCTTCAGAGTATACAGCTTATATGAAAGATGATAATTTACCTCAAGCTGCAGCAGCACAAGGAGCTTTAAATAATCAAGCTATCATTGGAAATGTAGAAAAGGCTGTAAGTGATAAATCTCAAGCCGATATAGTGCAGGGAACTGTATCTCAAGAAGCTACTGTTAAATACCAAATGAGTGAATTATTAAAAACCATAGGTACTGATGGAGAAATGCCATCTTGGGCTTCTCCTGCTGTAAGAGCTGTAAATGCTCAAATGTTACAACGAGGGCTTGGGGCTTCATCCATGGCTGCAACAGCTATTGTTAATGCAATCTATGAAGCAGGTTTACCTATAGCTGCAGCTGATGCTAAAACACATGCTGCTATGGACATACAAAATTTAACTATTAAACAACAGAGCACATTACAAAATGCTATGACATATGCTGCTATGGATAGAACTAATGTTTCTGCAGAACTACAAGCACAAATACAAAATGCTAAAAGTTTTTTAGGAATGGATTTAGCTAATTTAGATGCTGCACAAAAAACAGGTATAGTAGAATACCAAGCACAGTATCAGAAACTATTAACAGATTCTGCAGCAGAAAATGCATCTAGACAATTTAATGCTAAAACAGAGCAACAAAGAAATGAATTTGTAGCAGAGATTGGTACACAGGTACAGAATGCAAACAGCACAAGAGTAGCTGCTATGAGACAATTTAATTCTGATCAAGAGAATGCTACAGAACGATTTATATCTCAGATGGATGATTCTAGAGATAAGTTTAATTCTAATATGGTAGCACAAATAGATCAAAGTAATGCTAATTGGAGAAGGACTATTAATACAGAAAATACAGCTTTAGCCAATGAGTCAAATCGTATAAATGCACAAAATTTATTAGGTTTAACAACAACAGCACAAAATCAATTGTGGCAAAGGTATAGAGATGAAGCTCAATGGGCTTTAACTGTATCAGAAAATGCTTCTGATAGAGCCCATGCTTTTGCTATAGCTTCTCAACAAAATGATTTTAGTGCTGAACAGTACAGAACAGAATTTACTGATAATACTATGAAAGAGTTAGGCAGCACTGTACTAGCTTGGTTATTTAAATCTAAACCAACACCAAAACCAACATCATAAGGAAAAAACATGCCAAAACCATTAGAATATTTTGAAAAACTATATAAATATGCTCCTATTGTATCTGCTGGAGCTTCTGCTTTAGGTTCTGATTGGACAAGAAGTTTAGGTGGATGGTTATCTGGAGAAACTTACACAGGAAATGAAGGAAGAGGTTTTCAATATGAAGACACTAATGAAAGTAGGTATACTGATAGAGGTGTAGGTGGAGCATTTGGAGGATTTGAAGGCACAGCAAGAAATTATTTAACAGATAAAGGGTATAGTTGGGCTGGAAATTTATTAGGAGATACTATTAATCTTGCAGGTGAAATACTATCAACTCCTATAGAATTAGGGTTTAGAGCAAGAGATGAAGTTCAAGGATTTTTAGGTGCAAATCCCGGAGTAGATAGAATAAGAAAAAGTATTGGAGCAGCATTAGGAGCTTATGCTGACATACAAGGTGATGGTAAAGGTGGTGGTAACGATGACGATAAAGAAAAAAGAAAAAGAATAACACATAAAAATATACCTTATGGTACACCAGCACAGATGAGACGATTAGCAAATGCAAGACGAATAGAAGAACAGAATAAAAGATATGGAGGAGTATATGATCCTAAAGTAGCTCAACTTATAAAATATGCTATGATGGAATTAGATCCTACAACATCTGAAGCAATAAGATCTAGAAAAACTATGGGGCCTATTTCTATGAGAGGGCAATCTATAGGAAGAGGAAAGGGTATAGGGTAATGTTATTAAATCCAAAATCACCACAAGCTATAGATAGTGAAATAGATCCTTATAGCACTCCAATACCGGGGCAATCATTAACTGACGAACCGGGAAAATGGCCTTGGGAAAAACCTCCAAAATTTACAGATGTAAATGATGCTTTTAGGTATACTGTAAATAGGTTAGCTGACGACCCTGCTACTATGAACTCATTTGAAAAACTTATGGCTGCAGGAGTATCAATACAAGAAATAACTAGAACTATTTCTTTTGGAGGGTTTACAGCTGGATTGTGGACTGTTGATATAGCTCAACTTATACAGCCTCCTATTGGGGCACTGTTAGTTTTACATGCAAAAGAGAATGGTATTCCTTATAAAATGTTTGTGCATGGGGATAGGTCTCCATTAGAAAGTGACATTCCAGACGAGTTAGTTCTTAACTCTATGAGAGAAAATAATCCAGAAGCCTTAGATAAGTTGTTACAAGAAAACACACAACAAAGAATGGAAATAGATCAACAGTTTGAGAGCATGAGACCTCCTCCAGAATTAGAAGGGTTTCTAGCTCCTGTATCAGTAGAAGAGGAAGAAATATAATGTTTTTAGGAGGTTTATTAAAAGGTCTGAGCACAAGCACTATGGGATTTTTAACCGGTGTTGCAGAAGAAGCTCAAAGACAGATGAATCCTGAGCCAGAAGAAATGAGTGAAGCTGACAAATTGGCATTAGAATTTAGATATGACATGTTAGGTGAACAGTATAAAAAATTAACAGAAACAAAAGATGGTATAGTAGGTTTTGGAAAAGTAAATAATTTTCAAATAGAAGGTCCTAATGGAGAAATTCTTCCTTATCAAAAATGGCAATACGAAGTGTCTACTACACCGGGTGAAACTACTCAAGAGCAAATAGCAAAATTTATAGATTATACTAATATTAATGATATGGCATTTGCAGAATTATCAGAAGATCAACAAGCTAAATTAAGACTATATGCTACAAACCATGGTCAATATTTTAATGAGTTAGTTAATCAAACAGATGACGGTGTACCAAAAGATTTAACCCTTATACCTGAATGGGAAAAAATAATTCCGGGAGCACCTAAATGGTTAATAAATACTTTATATGCAAATCAATCTTTAAATAATCCAAAATATAATGAAAACATAATTACATCAATTCCTAAAAGTGTATATGATAAAGTTGCAGTAGCTGATTCAATACAAGATGGAATACAATTAGGAAGCCCTGTTGATTATGAAGCTATAGCCAATGAAAATACTGCACAAAGATTAGAAAATAATATATTAGCTCATCATATATTTCAATATGGAGCTATAAATAAAGGTGAAGAACAAAATATAATAAACAGACATATAACTAATAATGAAGCTTTCCCTGAATTTTTTACAGCTAATGCTATATTATCAGAAACTTATTTAACTCCAGATCAACATCCTCTTGGACAAGCTTTTTCAAAAGTGCCTGTTATAAGAGAGAGTGTAGCTAAAAGTACATATGCAAAAATATCACCTATAACATATGCTGCTGCTGTAAATGATTCTCTTGGAAGAAATCCTTTAGATGCATTTCATAGTAATAACATTGAGTTATATCAAAGTATGTATCGAGAAGAAGATATTATAAACAAAAAATATGATCCTACAAATCAATTTACTGTAAAAGGAAAAATAACAAAAGAAGAAGTAATAAAAGACCTTGGTCTAGATATGGGAATTATAACTAAAAGAGGAGATTCTTGGACTCAATACAAAGGTGTTCATGAATTGTTGATGTTAGAATTAGAAAATCCAGAATTAGCTATTGGTGGTAGAGGTTATGAAAATATAGCCTTAGGTATAGACATGCTTCAAAATGCTCCCAGTGCTTTTGAAAGTATAAAAAATAGAGTACTTGGTGCAGACTTTACTAAAACTAGAGGGTTTCAAGGTTTATTTAAAAAGATTTTAGGTAAAGGGGAAACTCTTATGGGTGCTCCTTTATCTGCAGGTGAAAAACAATGGTTAGAAGAACATGGTTATGAAGGAACAGATTTTTCTATAGACACTATAAATGAAGCTCTTAGTTTAGATATGTCTAGTAAAGAAAATAGATCTAAAATTACTCAGAATAATAAGCTACTAGCTAGTATTGCTAGACAAAGAGCTTTAACATTAGAACTAACCTATTTAGCAGCAGCTGTAGTACAAGGAGAAGGTGGAAAAGCTATCTCTGATAATGACCAAAAGCAATTTATGAGAGCTTTAAGTTACGGTTGGTGGTCTACTCCACAACAAAGAGTAGAAGCTGCTCAAGCTATTTATGAATCTTTATCTTTGTATGGAGAAGTTGCATTAGGTTATATTAATGCAAATACAGCAGCAGAGATGTATGGTGTTAGAGAATATGAAAGAGTAGCTGATTCTTTAGACTTTATAAATCAATCAGGAAAATTACTACCATATGTTACAGAAGAAGATACAGCATTAACCAGTGGGGATGAAATAAGCACTGACGATCAAGGTACAGTGGCAGGAGTAGAAGTAGACGACATGTATAACGGGGAAAAAATTCGTATTACTAAAGACAATATAAATGATTTTTCTGTAGTTTTACAACAAAAGTTTGATACTCAAAAACTAACCCTTGAACAAATAGAAGCATTAGAAACTATTCCAATTAATGAAGAAGAAACATTTACATTTACTAGAAAGGACAACGATGGCTGATAATAATAACATGCCTAAGTATGGAGAAAAACCTTCAGCAGCTGAGACTATACCTTTTGAAAAATTTGATCCGGCTACAGGTGGTTTTAAACCAGTCAGTGTAGATCAAGAGTCAAATAAGATGACTTACAAATACTCTCCACCAAGTGAAACGTATGCTGGTGTACCTTCTAAAGCACAACCTTACGTAGGTATTCCACAAACAGACAAACCTTTGTGGTCTTTTGTAAAACATGTACCTATAGATAATAATGTTTCTTATTTTTTAGAAGATAGAGTTACTCCTAATCCAGATAAAGAGTTTAAATCTATTTTAAAAGATAGGTATGGTAGACATATAATGTTTAAAGGCACTAGAGAACAGACTCTTGAATATGCACAGAATTGGGATTTTCAACATGCTGATTTAGAAAAATCTGACTTTCCAAAATTAGAATTTGAATCTCGTGGGCCAAATATTGATGATCCAAACGATGTAGGATTTCCTTTTATTCCGGGTGAACGAGAAGGTGGAGGGCAGCCTATGTCTTATTTTGTAGGTAGTTATAGAGATACAGGACCTGTAACTAACATGGATATATCTCAACCTTACCCTAATATAGGAGGAGCATTTAATTTTGAAACTGCTCGTGATATAAGAGGTTTTGAAACTTTTTCTGGAAAATATAGAAGTGCTAAAAATTTATATTTTCCTACTTTAGCAAAACGATTTGCATCAGATATGGTTGAGCCTGTTTATGAATTAGGAAAACTTATAAGTGTAGGAGCACCGTATGGTGTATTAAAAGGTGCTGACTATTTATTTGAAGTAGCTGAATGGGCAGGAGAGTGGGCTACTAAAGGTGTGGGACTTGTTTCAAAAAAAGCAGCAGATAAAGCTGTAGAAATAAGGCAAGCTAGAGAAAAAGATAATTATGGAATATCAAAACATTTTGACAAGTGGGCAGCTGCATACAAAAAAAATGCATATGATAGAGTTCCTAGTTCTTTTGAAATCTTTGCATATACTATTGGTCAACCTACAGAAGAAGAAGTTAAAAAAGGTATAGCTGCATGGAGAGAACAAGATTTACGAACATTTTTTGAAAATCCTAATCAATCCCAATTTGGAAGAATAATTCAAGAAATAGGTATTGGCTGGGGTTTTATGAAAGGAATAAACACTGTTTTAAGAACAGTTCCTAAAGGAATAAATACTTATACACATTATTTAGATAAAGGAAGAACTAAATATATATCTGAGTTAGAAGCAGATTTACTACGTCAAAGAACTCAAGGAGGTATTCAATACTCTATTCCAAAAACATTAAAAGAAAGAGAACAAGCTTGGAATAACTTAACAGATATGCAAAAAGATACGTATGCTAGAAAATCTCTTACAGATGATTTATTAGCATTAACCCAAGTAGAAGGTGCTGGATATTTTGCAAAAACAGCTAGTAGATATAAAAAATTTACAACAGAAATGAGATTTGATATTGGAAGGAAACTTCTTACACCTGCTACAGATATAACTGTACGTAATCCTGCCAATGTATTTAGAAGAGATGTAAAAAGTGATAAATATTTTAAGGTTAAACCTTTTAAAAACTATTATGCTTCAGAAGAATTTCATTCTAATGTTTATGCATCTGTTGGTGCTGTATGGACAGGAGATTTATTTGAAAGTTTAGGGTTAAACCAAACTGCAGGTTATTTAGTAGGTGCTTTTTCATTTGCTATGGGAGGTACTGCAGCTTTAAATAATGTAGCTTATTTGAGGCACTATCGACCTGAAGATGTAGCTACATTAGGTGCATCTAAACTTGTAAGGTTTGCTTTAACAGCTAAAAATCAAAAATATTTAGATAATGTTGAGATTTCAACACCAGATGGGGCAACAAGACAACTTACATTATATGAAAAAAAACAAGTTGGGCATTTAGTAGATGCTATTGGGTCTATGCCTACTCAAAGACAAAATCAAATACTTAATAATATGGAAGGTTATGAAAATTTAATTCAAAAATTAACAGCACAAGGAGGGGATGCAGAAGCTCTTGCTTTACAAATCGGTCAAGTTGCTGATTTATCTACTGTTAGAGCCATACAAGGAGAGTTAGTAGATAAAATAAATTTAGGAGTAGGTGTAAATTTAAACATAAAAGAATTAGAAAAAAGTTTTGCCGAAGAAAAAGTTTTATTTAATGAATTATCTAGACTTGCTAAAAATGTATTGGGAAATAAAACTATAAGCAATCTAGGTGAAGAGTCAGATAGAATATTAGGAAATATGAATGAATACTTTAATGACTCTTTAAATGCATTACAACAAGAGTTTGATCAATTGAATCAAGCCAATGATATATTTATACAATTAGCTGATGCATCAACATATAAAGATGGTCAAGTAGTAATGGCTTTTGATGAATTATTTACAAGACAAAGTGCTAAAGTTCAAATGTCTATATTAAATGCATTAAACATAGAAAATATAAAGCCTAATGATCCTGAAGCACCTAGATTAATAAGAGAAGAATATACTAAAATTATAGCAAAAATGGAAGATGATCAAGATAGATATATCATGGATATGATTAGCCATCATAAATCTAATCCAGCAACAGCAAAAAATGATGCTTTAGATTTTGTTAGTATATATGAGTCAAGAAGAAACAACCTTAGAATGGCTAGTGATAGATTATATGCTCCTGTAATAGCAAAAATAGATCAATCTGAAAATTTAGACATAACAAACTGGGCTGATGATTTTATTATATCTGGAGATTCTTTATTCGGAAGAAGTAAAGCTCCGGAAAATAAATTAGTTAATGCACAATTACCTGCAGATTTTCAATACTTAGTTCCTAAAATAATAGGTGAAGAAATATCTGATACAATAGATAGTATGATTGCTAAAATAGCTGATGAAGCAGGAGATACTTCACAAAGCATAAAAAAAGCTATACTTAATAATTACGATATAGATGTTTCAGATGGTTTAGGTTTCTATAAATGGGTAAAAGAAGGTGGAGAAGAAGTAGATGATTTTCTTAAAAAATATGGAGAAGATTTTACATTTGATAAAATAGAAGTTTCTGGGCAGGGGATAGTAAATATTCGTAGACGAGTAAATGGCACGTTGTCCTATTTAAGAAAAAAAATAAACAGGGCTGGTGCAAATGCTCTTGATTCAGATAAACAAGCATTAAATACAATGATAGAATTTAAAGGACAATTTGATGAGTTGTTTATTGGAGCCTATGGTGATTTACAACTTTTACAAGAGTTAAATGGAGTAGATAGAACATGGAGTAGAACTTTAGCTCCAATGATACATAGTGAATTTGCATATGATATTGGAAAATATGGAAGATCTCTTGCTAAAGGAGACCTAAGTGATTATGGTAGTAACAGACTCTATGGTTTAGGTGGTTCTGGTGTTGATCCTATAGAATGGAGTGACACTATGTTAAACATGATACACAATGATCCTGTAAAAGCTGCAAGATATTTTAATTTTCAGTTTGGGCAAGAAATTACTTTAGCAAATGGTAGCAAAGCATATAAGATAGTAGATCCTAAAATGCAAAAAGCTGTAGCTAGAATACTTAATGGTGCTATAGAAAGAAATGCTAAAAAATTTGGAGAAAGATATTTTAAAGAGTTAGAGCTTAGGACTACTGTAGGTGACAGAAAACTAAAAGCTCCAGATTCTTCAATAATTGATAATTTAGCTAATGAAAGAATATTTCAAGAACAATTAATGATTCCAAAAGGATCATCTTATATGAATGTAACAAGCACAGCCCAAACACCTAGAAGAATTTATATTGGTGAACAACAACTTCCTTTTGACACATCTAGCAGTGCACTTTATGAAAAAAATATAAAAGAATTAATTAAAAGTTCACCTGAAGCTGCTAACATTCATAGGGCAGCCGATGCTTTGTGGAAAAGAACTGAGTTAGAAGTAGAACTTGAAATAGGAAAATTTAAAACAGATATAGATAATAGAAAAACTATACTTAGTGAATTTTTTAGAGGTCAAGGTATAACATATAAACCGGGTTCTTTTAACATAAAAAAAGCATACACACATTTTACAGATGACAGCACAGGATCTGTAGAGAGAATAAAAGAATATAGAAAGTATTTCTTTGAAGCACATAAAGATAAAAAAATAGGAAATACAGTTATGACTCAAACTCAAATACAAAAAGAATGGGACCAACACATTAGAGACATTTTTACTAGAGGATTTTTAGATAATCAAATGATGGACATACCAGATAGTTTTTCATTAGTAAAAATTCCCGGTAAAAGAGGTCAAGAGCAGTATATTAACCAACCAGACAAAAGAATGAAAGCAGGTGCTTCTGAACATTTAATAGATTATGAAGATGTATTTGTAGAAGCTATAGGGTCAGATCACTATGCAGACCTATTAGACATAGTAACTTTTTCTGACATAGCTTTATCTGGTAAATCAAATGCATCTATGAAATCTATTGGTGTTACTAATGTTCCTTCAGAAATGGAATTAAGAGCTATAATGAGTAGGGTATATGGTGTAGTTAGACAGGTTGTATCTAAACATTGGGTAGCTACAGAATTTCTTATTCATTCTACAAGAGGACAGAAAGGACAGTTATTAGGTGCTTTACTTAGAAATCCTGAAATTACTAAATTTGTAAGGGATAGTTTAAGGGCCCCTAAAACTATAACAGAAGACAGGGTAATTAGATTAAATTCTATTATGCCAAGAGTATTTCATGAAGCAGCTGTTGTTGATGCTATACATGCAGATGATGCATCTTATTATGATGATATAGAATTAATAAATGAATCAGGAGAACCAATTAGAGAAGGAACTATGGTTCCTAAAAACGGAGTTTATAGATCTGTGCCTAATATGAATATGGGAGGTAGAGTTTCTATGGACCAACAAATGAATAGATTAAACTTCCGATAACAAATTACAAAGGAGTAAAATAATGGAAGAAGTAAGCATGATGACGTACATAATGACTAACTGGCAAGGATGGTTAGCAGCAGCTACAAGTGTAGTAGGCTCTGCAGCTGTAATTGCTACACTCACACCTAATAAGTCTGACGATAGAATAGTACAGTGGTTACTAGATATTGTAAACTTTATAGGAGCTAACGTAGGAAAGGCTAAAAATAACGATGGCTAATCCTTACGAAGAAAATAAGAAACCTAATAGTATGAATAAAAATACGGTGTCTAACATAGGGGGAGAAGTATCTTCCCCAACACCTGTAACAGATGCAATGAACATGGAATCTTTACGTAAACCTTTAGAAGCTTTTAACAATAAAGGACCTCTTGAAATGTATGGTGGAGGAATGGTTAAAAAATATGCTAGAGGTGGTGGTACAAGACCAGTTAGGAGATAATACATGGTAGACAATCCTAGAGGAACAGGGCCAAGGTCAAGTCCAATGCCTAGTAGAAGAGTTCAAATAGATAGAATGCCGGATAGACCAGCAATGGTAGACTCTGGTAGTCCAAGATTAGGAATGCAAAGACAATCTCCCATAGTTTATAGAATTAGTTTTTCTGACATGGGTGTGCAAATGACTGATGAAGGAGGTAATGATTTACCCCCTAATGACATAAAAGCTGTTGTAGGTACAATTTTAAAAGCTCCTAATCTAAGAGAAGAACAACCAACAGAAGATAATTTTAGAGGCAGGCCTATAGAACCTCCGGGAAAAGTAGACATGTCTATGGTGCAAGGACCTAGATCTCAATTTGAACGACCTGCTGTTAAATATACAGAAGGTAGAGGCATACCATCTACTAGAGATGCTGTTATGAAAACATCTCCTCTTGAAACTTCTCCACAGTTTCGTGAAGGGCCTGAAATGAGACTTGCTCCAAAAGTTGAAGACGTAGAATTACCTAGATTAAGGAGGAGAAAAGGTGGTAAAGCAAAACCAAAAATGAAAAAGTATGCTAAAGGTGGAGGCATACGTAAACCTAAATATTCTTAATGAAGAATCTTACGAATATCTTTCTCCATAACAGATGTGTGTGTGGACAAGTACTCTAACAAAGCTACAAATATCTCAGTGTTTTCATACTGTTTATTCCACTTGTCCATCACTTCTTTAAACTCACTAGGCTCTACATGACTGTGTTCTACAGATACATGCCCTGCCTGTGTAAGCTTAACAGTAAAATTAAACAGTAGGCTATCATCTTTCTGAGCCATTAAATCTTCCTAACCTATGATACAATGCTTCAAACTGTTGCTTCTTTTCAACTGGCACAGCAAAATCATCTTGTGTTTTTAGAGTAAATAATATTAAATCTCTTATTAACTCTGCATCTGCTGTTGAAAATACTGGTTTATTTTCTTTCATTATATGTCCACCAACTCACATACTCCGGCTGTACAAGCTAGTTCTTGTGATCCTTTTGTACTATCTTCTTTTTCATAGTCTTGTAACTTTTGCCAACTTATTGAGGTTGGCATTTTTTTTACCAGTTTCTCATAGGTAGCTTTATCTATATCTTGATAAGGGGCCTGTTGATACGTGTGGTCGGAAAAGGGGAGAAAGGAAACACCACTTAAATGGCTAAAGTTTTCCCAACACCAAGCACCGACAGGCACCCATTCCTCCTCTTTAACTGATATAGTTACAGAGGGTTTGTGTTCACACCAATGCTGTGCATAAGTTTTCCATAACTCTAGCTGTTCAATAGCAGTCATGTCGTTCCTACACACTGATCCTTTCGGAGCTTTCATTGGAAATGAAAACACTGTTGTATGCTCTGGCTTCATAAAATCAGGCTCATTAGGAATGCCAGAAGCAATCATAAATTCAGTAAGAGGGTCTTTGTTATCTCCTCGTACTGTTCGTATGTAATAAGGATTGTGTCTTGCATGTATACCACTAGCACTATCTACTAACTGACTAACAGTACCGGATGGTTTAACACAAGTAATAGCTGTTGATTGTGGTATACCTAACTTCTTTGCTAAAACTTTATTAGTTTCTACTGCATGTTTCTTTAATACTTCTAGTCTAGGTGCAAGTCCATCAATAGTATTTAACTCAACACAATCCATGATACCTGTAAGAGATACACCAAGTAGTCTTTCTTCTTCTGTATTGTTCTGCCATCTCTTACGAAGATAACCAAAGTTTGTAAAGGTAGATTGTATTGTACCTAGTATCGTAGCAAGTTTAACTTTCTTTGTTAGTGTAGTCATAGTATCAGTAGAACGACATACAACTTCAGTTAAGTTACAGAATTGATTAGGTCTTAATATAATTTCACTACAAGGATTAGTACCAAAATCCCATGATGCATCTCGTCTACCATTCTCTGCAGCTTTAGCTTGAGCAGATGCTCTATTAAACATACCTCTCTCACCTGATTTACTTTCATATAGTGATAGCCATTCTTTCATAAAGATACCTGGATCTGGTTTCTCTGTATAAGCAACAGAGTTATTAGCTAATGCTCTCTGTGGATTTTCATTCCACCATTCACCCATCTTAGCAGCACGTATTCTTTGATCAGATAAATTAGATAAAGATATAAGTGCTGATCTACGTACACCACCTACAACTACAACCTCACCTGTCTTACATACAATGTCATGGCACTCCATAGAAGAAAGCTTTCTACCTCTTGCACCTTTAAATTTAAGAATAGTAAAGTCAAACAAATCAACAAGAGGTTGAGGTCCACTAGCTCTACCACCAAATGTTTTTAATCTTGCACCTGCAGGTCTAACTTTACTAACATTTATTTTAGGAACTCTACCTGTGTAGAGATAAGATACTAAATCTCTAAATGCTTTTGCCCAACCTTCTTTAGAATCAACAACAGATACTACATCTTCTGTATGTTCAAACTCTACATCAGGAACAGTAGGTAACTTATCTGCATACTGTCTTTCAACAGAGAAGCCTACACCTGTACCATTCATAAGTATATATAACACTTCATCAAATGCTCTTGGACTATCAATAGGAATATAAGAACAGTTATAACCTGCAACATTCTCTCTATCTAATGCATCACCTGATGTCATTAATGCTCTCATAGATGGCATAACTTGTAATGAAAGTATAGCTTCTTCTAATTCATTCCATTCTTTATTTTTAATTATACTATTATATTCATTATCTATATGTTGTTTAAAGAAAGATATAAGTCTGTTTACAGTTTCACTCCAACTTTCTCTTCTATTTTCATCTGCTATCCAACGTGAGTATCTGGACATGTGTATAAACGATTGATATTCTGTAGGTAAATAGTTTCCCCCTAACAATGATGCCATTATTTTTCTCCATATTCTAGTTCTAGTATTAAGTGTGCATAGTGTATAATTTTTATTATGTCCTCAGCACCATTTTTATTTCTGTGCCGAGAGATGTACTTTATAATATTTCCCTCAAGGAAGTCAAGCTTATTTTTTGATATGTATTCTATAGGCATAATCTCAAAATCTTTATAATGATCTCCTCCTACCTGAACATCTGTTGCTTTAGATCCTTTTAATCTCTTTAACTCTTTACTTCTTTTCTCTTCTCTACTCATTCTAGCCATGTACTGCTCATGAGTTTCTCTTTCTGAACTACTACTTATCATTGTTAAACTTCAATACAGTTATGTTATCTTTATCATACATTTTATCTTTCACCTCTGGTTTTATAATATCTATCTCTCTAAATACAGCAGCTTGCCCATGCATTATAACATCATCTACCTGTGTTTGCAACAACTCCATAAACCCTCGTAGTATAAGGTAGGCTGTAGATACATCAGGTTTATCAGACGTATCATAAGACATAAAGTTTATCATACCATCATCTGTATCTTCCATTACAATGCAATAAGAATCTTTAGGCAATGTATTTTTATACTTATCAAACTTAGCTTTAACACTATCTGTTATCATTCTAACCACTCCTTTGGTACAAAGCCTTGACACCAAGGGATGTCATATCGTTCACACCACTTGCTGTAAGTAGTTTTTGATCCTTTGTACAGTTTGTTGTTTGCATTCATAAACAGAAATCGTAAATCTAAATCTGGATGCTGTTTTCTAATTAGTAAATGTTTACCTCTATCCTGTGATGTAAACAAACCTTTTACCTCAATGTAAAAATCTTGGTCTTCTAGATAAAAATCTGGTGTGTATGTACTGTGCCTTACATAATCAAAATTAATTTTCTCATACAAAAAAGGTATTTTATTCTTGGCTAATTGATTAGCTATATCTAATTCAAAATTAGACCTGTATCCATGTGCTCTCTTCAAGTGCTCTCTTCCTTATCTTTTGGTAAGTATACCATGTAAAATGAACCACACTTAGGACAAGATAGATTTGTTGACATACAATAGTCTTCCTCTTCTTCTTCCATATCATGATCACCACCCCATATAACTTCAGTTCCACAATGCCAACAGTTCATCGGTCAGGCCTCTTTAACTTTATATCTTTTGGTGGATAAGCATCAAACAATGCTCCTGATTCCTCTACAGCAAAGTTAAATATTTCTGGGCAGTGCTTCTTCATCTTCTCTAAGTTCTCTGTCCACTCTGCCATGTAGAAACAAACCAATGCACCTCTTGTTAATACTCTCTGTACCTTAGTTAAATCTTTAGACAGCAAATCAATCTTTTGATCGTAATCAAAATCATTCCACATGCCTCCTTCGTAAAAACTTTTACATACTCTTATAGGAATAGCTGAGAAATTATTTCTTAACTCCCTTATAATATCTGTACCTCCTTTTTTATCTTCAGAATCTGGGTAAGCATACCACACATTATCATTCATATAAATATCTGAAAAGCTAACATCAGTCTGAAAATAGATAGGCATTATATCTCCCGTTTTTTAAGTTTACTATACCAGACAGATTTTGGAAAACGTGCTGTAGATCCTACTTTCCTATGCATAATAGCATTAGGCCAACATGTTTTCTTAAAATCACAAAATCCACAAATACTTGATAGCAATCTATTTCCTGTCTTCTTAACATTCTTATCTTTATCTTTGTATGTTTCTTCTGTATCTGTAAAACATCTTTTAAATTTCTCACCACTTAACAAAGCTTTTAAATTCTTCTTTGCTAAATCAAGTGCTTCTTTCTTATCTTCTTCTTGTAGTTCTGGAGCTTCACATACTACCCACTCACCACTTGCTTTGTTAATAACTATCCACCCACCAAAATCTTTATTCTTTGATTGGCTGTACAGGTATCCTTGAGATATGTATCCAAACACATCATCTTCTTTTATCTTTTTATATCCTCCTAACTCACCGAACTTATGATCAAAAGCATAAGGACTTGCAGATTTAATATCCCATACTTTACCATCTATTTCAACATCTAATGTACCAGAGACAGAGTGATTACCTAACTCTAATTTTACAGCTTCCTGTTCTGATTCTATATTTATACCTGCCGATTTCATTACCAAAATGGCAATAGCTTCGACAAGATCACCAAACATAAAACGAACTAGAGAATTGTACTCAAAGTTTTTCTCTGCACCATCTCGTTCCATCTTCTGTTGACACAAAGGTCTACCCAAAGAAGACATACGAGGTCTCCATTTGCTGTCCTTGTTAGCAAACTGACGTACTACAGATGTAGCACAAGCCTCTTTAAATTCCTCTACAAGTTTGGGGTCTAGATCGGCCCCTTCTTTTGAGACACGATCTAGAAACCCTTGTACTTTGTGCAGTATAAGATTATTCATTTACTACGGAGTCATACTCTATTTTTTCTCCGGATGAATGATATGCTTTCATAACAGTATCATTGTATCCTTTGACAAACTCCATAAATGATCTCATACGAGCATCGTCTTCTTCACTCCATGTCACTGACTTCTGAGGTGTTAGCTCTGCATGGAAGTAGATGTTTCCACCTTTCTTCTTCCGTACTGAAGACAGCCCAATATTCATAAGCCACATAGGTTGCTTCTGTCTACTGAGACTCTTTAAGCAGTCAGCTACAGGTGTAAAGTTAGCTCCTTTTGCATACCACACACAAGGAACATTTTTGACAGTAGTTTTGCTACCGTCTTTATTCACAGCATTCTCAAAAGATACTAGACCGTAAAGATTCTGAGTACATTTAATACTCTTCTGTACAGCCCACTCTGGACTATCTTTTGGCAATGCCTCTAAGGTATTGTAGTCTAATTTCCCACACTTCTTACCTCCTGCAGTGTCATAAAAGTCACTACCAAAGGAAGGAGCCTGTACTGTTTGGCAAGAGAAAGCACTAGCTTCATTATCCCAAACAAAGTAGGAATAAGTACGCATAAACACACGCATAGTAGCTTTCTCACCATATACAGGCCCTTCTGGTGGGGTAGTCAGACTGAACCAGCCTCTTGGAAGAGCATTACCATCAAAATCTTCTGTAGCATGGTTGATAGCCAGTCTGCTTACAGATGCTTTCGTAGTATTGTGATCCAATTGACCAGTCAGTTTCATTAGCTCCTCTGTAGAAATCTTATCTAAGTTTTCTGGCAGAGCAGTATCCATTGTGGTTATTTCAGTCATGATTTATATATCTCCTTCATGTCTAACCAATTGTTACCTATTTTAATCTCGATTCCTATCGGCATATCGTAATCAACATTGTATCTTTTCTTACACTCTTCAGGCAAAGACAACATAGCTTCTTTCATTGTCTCTACAGCTAAATCCTGTTCGTCTGGATGCACATCAATTACAATGGAATCGTGAACCGTATTACATATTATACTTAGCATTTGCTTATCTGTCAACAACTTTTTTAACTTAATTAATGCAATAGGCAGGAGATCGGCTGTAGCAAACCCTTGTACAGGATAATTTTTTATTGCTGTAGAGTTAGATACTCCACCATACCTCATTCTATATACATTACTAAAGTTATAATATCGACCTGATGGAAGTGTAATCCGATTGTATGTAATGGCATCATTTTGTAAAGTCTCATGCCACTGTGCTATCTTATTATACTTCTCTTTAAATGCTCGATAATACTCCATCTGTTTTGGTGTACCTAAGAACCCTCCATACAAAGGCTTAAACGTATCAGCTTTTGCTTCCTGTCTAGACACACCCAGCACAGATGCTGTAAACGAATGTACATCAACATCATTCCTGACATCTTCGTACACTTTATTATCCTTTGCTAAAAAGCCGGCAACCCTAAACTCTAGCTGGGAATAATCTCCTTCAAGTATATGTCCACCCTCCCATCTGCTAACTACTACCTTACGTACAGGAAACGTACCACCTCGTGGCATGTTCTGGAAGTTAGGATTCCTAGAAGATAATCTTCCTGTAGAGGTAACACATTGCATATAATGTGGATGGATTCTACGTCTGTCATCTAAACCTTTTTCTATTCCTTCTATAAAGGTTTTCAAATAAGTTTTAATTGCATTGTATCTTATATAACTTTCCATAAATGTTTTTTGTTCTGGCTTGGCTGTAACTACTAGACCTTCTAATGTAGGCCTATCTGTTTTAAAACCATGTACAGTAAGATCTAGTGTACTTCTTGGTTGCATTCCCAACCCTGCAAAATCTCTAGTTTGCCTGTAGACAACACCTGTCTTGTTACAAGTTTTACAAATACGTTTTTGTTTGCCTACCGTACCATCTCTCTTCAAGGCAAACTTATATCCTATACCATTACATGCTGTACATCTTTGCATGACTGTCTTAAACAGAGGTTTAGTTAAACGTACTATACCTTGTTGAAATGCTTGTGCACTCATAGTCTTTGGTCTTCTTTTCTTTCTTGTGTTACCTCGTAACTCATAACCTAGATTAAAACTACTAGCCCATTGTTTTTTATTCAGTACAGCCCTAGAAAATATAATCTTAGACCTATCTTCTGGACTGTCTAGATTGACAGGAGTATCACCCATTAATTTTTTAACCTCACTGTTAAGATACTTTTCTAGTTCCTGTACTTCCTTTGTATAGGTAGCTTTGATTTCAAATAAATTTTTAAGACTTATCTGTAATCCATTGTTCTCTACATCACACAACACATCACAGAACTCATTCATTAAATCATTAGTACTCTTGAGAGAATCAGGCATGTTACTTAGCTGTGCTTCATATAATTCTTTTGTTATCTGCACATCTGCTTCACCGTATTCCTTGACTATAGACCAAGGTATGCTCTCAAACGATACATTTTTTTTCATATATTCTTCGATTAAACCAGTTTTCTTTTGTGGCAGTGCATATCGTTCACAACACTTGGCTAATGACAACGGAACC